GGAACTCAACCTCTTTAAAACATGTACTACCGTCCTTTGTTGGTAGAATTCTGATTCTCTTCTGACCTGAGGTTGAACCTTTTGGTAAGATAGTTGTGAAGTACTTTTTTAGTCGATCTTCACTCGACACTTTGTTGCCGCTTGCGGCAGGTTGCGTATTTTTCTCGTACTGAGAAAGAATCGCGTCAATTGAATTGTTCATATTATTACGATTTAAATTATGTGTAAATAAAAGATACATAAAAAAAGTCCGAGAGTCAAGGCCCCCGGACTTTAAAAGTCAAAATAAATTAAAAAAATTATTTAAGTGTGAGTAAATAAGAGAGTTTGTTAATCTGTGCCAACATCTCATCCCTTATATTCAATAAATCACTGTCTGCAGGATTTATTTCCATTTTTTGAAGGGTAGTCCTAACTGTCTTAATCATACCTAACATATCTACATCAGAAAGATTATTGATTGTTAGGGTTTTATTTTCATCTTCTAAGATGAATCTTCCATGAAGACCCATGCATGTTTCAACAAAACTATCTATAAGTCCATCCAAAACATCATAGGTATCACCCAATGCGATATGTTTTGCGTGGCTTTTAGTTTGCCAATGTAAAATTCTCAACTGAGATTGAAGTTCTAAAAAGAACTGTACATTACCATTCAACTTCATTTTCTTCGTCAGGGTTAAAATTAAATGAATCTCTCATTTCTTTATCGTTATAATCCGAAATATCTGATTTAGTGATTATATACTCATTTTTACCACTCGCTTTCATATCGAGTTGTTTTTGTGAGAAGAAGTCCGACGGTTTTTGGTTAAACGGATAAGAATCCAATGATCTCATTTCGAGTCTTTCCTGTGGAGTTGGTTCTTTCATCGTTTCAACTTTATTTTCAAGGTTGTCAATTTTAGAAATCACACTGTCCATTTGGGAAAGTTTTGACTCTAAATCATCTAATTTAGAGAAAAGGTCACCCATCTTACCTAAAACCGCATCATTGTTAGATTTACTGTTATCCAAATCATTTTTAATGTTTTGGGTCATAGTAACCAAATCCGTAATGTCAATCTCCTCCACATCAGAATCCATTGCAGGTTCTTCAACGGGTGCGTCTCCAACAGGGGCATCTCCAACAGGGGCATCACCAACAGGTTCTTCTGCAGGTATGTCATCAACGGCAGGTACTTCTTCATCAGAACCACCAGGTAATGCGTCAGGTGCAACTTCTTCTTGCTCCATAATGAATTTTTTACCGTAATTATTAATACTACGGTATCTCATTAGTTCTTCGTGTAACTTATCCTCTAATTTCATCTTAATCTCTTAATAATTGTCTACCGTCTTCGGTAATGTATTTTTTATTGATTCTTTCAACCAAACCGTCTTTACTACGGATTACATAACATTCTCCCGTATTCATATCACATACTTCTTGTTCGGTACCAGTTTCGTTGAGATTTTTCACCGTTTTGTTACCTAAGAAGTTATCAATTGCGGAACCTACTTTTAAATTGCTCATAATTTCCATTTTATTATAAATATTACATTTTACGTAATTATTCAATTTTAAAGTAAACTACTTCACCATCTTTCAATTTTAAGTCTTTCATTAAATTTTTTGAAAGGGTTAAACCATAAGTTTCTATATCCCCGTCTTTAGTCACATTTCTCTCACCGACATCAATAGGTCCATTAACGTACCTTACACCACTGTCAGTATTAAGTTGCGAATCTGCGGTTATTGTTTTTGCAATACTGTTCGAAGGATTTAAAAACTGTGTTTTTGAATCAAATAATAAGTAATCCGCAGTATCGTTTTTAAATGTATCTACCATAAATGGTGCAGAATAGAAATACTTATTACTATTTTTTATTTCTGACCATTCCAATTTAGAAGGTTTAACTGTATGGTTTTTGACTTTAGTCGGTAAGTACATTGCAATAGAATCGGTTAAACCTGGACCCATTGTTATGACTCTAGATCTATACCATATATTTCCTTTGTATTTTACCTTCTGAATTGATTTGTTATTATTATACCCATTGAATGGTATTCCTAATGAAGTGACTCCCGATTCTTTAACCATTTCCTCACCCTCTATTTTAATACCACCTCTATCAGTTGTAAAAGTCCCTTGACTAGTCGTGATTGTTTCTTCAGTTGATGTGCCACTTACCGTAGTATTCTTAGCAATCGCAGCATTAAGTATTTTATCAAATAAGACACGGTAAGATGCGGTAAACGATTCTTTAGGGTCAGGTAATGAATCCTTAGGTATCCTAACACCTTTAAACCTCGTTTTAATAGTATTACTTTCAATCTTATGACTTACTTCAACAATCCAATATGCCCCCTCAAATAAAGGAACATTTTTAAGTTGGAAGTACATTGTTGGTTGTATCATTACATTACCCATCGCCTCGACTTCACAACTATAAGAACGGGTTTCGTAGATATCATATAAACCAATATCTATTTGACCAGTTCCTGAACCTGACTCCGATCTACCTAACCTCTCAATTGCAAGATTACTTTCAAATGTATTTCTAAACTGAGATTGATCTAAGGAAATTGACTTAAAGATACCTTGGTTTTGATCACCAAAACTTACTTCAAATGCAACTACCTTATTAGACTTAGATAAATTGGTTGTTTCAAAGAACTTAGGGTTTGTTATAAGTAACGGATTTGACTGAGGGTCTTCTAAATTAAAACCATCGTTTAAATAAAAATATTCTTTATTAATTGTACTTAAATCTAAGTGTTTTGAGGTTCTACCCACATATTGTAAAATCATCTTAGGTGTTGAATATTCTAAATCAACTTCTAAGAACTTCCCAAACATAATATTTGCAATATCTCTAGATGGTCTAACTCTTGTTTTATTTGAATTATTACCATAGAAGTTTACATATGAAGGTAATGCTCGGATATCCACATTAGATCTACTTAGAATCATGGATATTGCACCATATAATTCTAAGTTTTGATTATTTGAATGTTCTAATGGAATTAGTTTCTTTATATCGATAAAGAAATCGTCCCCAATGTCTCTATTCGCCTTATCTAAGAATAGGAATTCCTCCATTAATAATCTTTGTCCGATCGAATTACCCGAAATCCATTGGTCATTAAATGACTTAAATGTATTGTATGTCTGTAATTTTAATGGGGTATCTCCATAATTACCAACAATCGCTTGATTATTATTTGAATCTTTATCTCTCTTTAATTCTCTAAGTTTAGGGATCAATCTCTCTAAGAAATTTCTCTGTCTAACTTGATGTGGGACAATTATGTTATCTAAGAGGTAAACTTGGAATGTTTCTCTATTTGCAACACCACCCGATTTTCTATAACCCCCATAAATTTTTACGATAGACCTAAAGTTGTATACATTATCCTCGTTTAATTCAATATCACTGATACCAAAGAACTCTGAGTAATAACCATCAATATCTTCACCAACGAATAAATCAATGTATTTTGAGTTATTTGTGAGTTGTGTTGGGTCGAAAGAACCAAAATCAACTAATCTCTCTATTTCTCGAGAATATGCACTTAAGAAAAATGGGTCTAACTCTTTAGGGTTACTTATTGTTAGTTTCAATAAATTATTCGAAGACATCATCTCTTTAGTGATGTCCGTTAATTTATCAGACTGTCTGTTTCTTATCTTATTAATTACTGTAGGTAGATTATTTAAATCATCACCACTTTCTTTCTTGACAGTAGACATTTCCTTTAGAAGGTCTTGAAAGTTACTATATGAAACATTATCGTACTGTTTATAGGTTTCATATGTTTCTATCCTTTCCCCCGCAAAGTTTAAAAATGCGGTTTCAAATGATTCTAAAATATCAGGACCAAAAGTTCCAATTAAATCTATAACCTTTTTGTTATTCGTACCCATATCAACAAAGTATTCGTTGTATTGTGGTAGAGTTTGTCCTGTTACAGTAAATTCACTATCATTATTAGAAGACCAATTAGTTCTAATATTAAATTGTAACGAATCATAGTAATCCAAATAAGTGTTTCTTATAGAATCACCATAAGAAGGTAATATTGTATATCTTAAATCAGTCGATAAAAACCTACTATTATCAACAAAAGAGTTGTAATATTTTTTTTGATTTGCATCAAATGGTTGTATTAATACTGATTTGTTTGTAATTGCATCATTGAAAGACACACCAGTTGTATCGTTAGGATCAAAATATGTGTAATCGTTGAGTATTTGGTGATAAATTGAACTGTAGTACGGGTATATACCCACATTCATTTCTGATGAATATGTCATACCACTATAAGTTACATTGTTACTATTGTCAAAGAAAATATTCGTATCAACATTAGTTTCAATATTATCGATAATATCAACACCATCCAAAAGGTATGTTTTATATCTATGGTAAATTGACCCCCATTTTAATATTAAATGATAAGGTATATAATGTGATGCGGCAATCTCCGTAAACAAAGACGATAAACGTAGTTCTTTACCATTAAAATTAATTTTGTCCGTTAAGTCTTTAAAGTTTAATGAATTAAGTAAAAGATATGACGAACCCCTATATTTTCCTTGAGAATTTGTATTATGAAACTCCTCAAATAATATTTTATGAAAATAAGGTGTGTTTAAGATATTGATTTCTTTACCATTGACACCCACATTTTTAAAGATATTGTTGGTATTTTTTACCCAAGACTCGGGTTGTAATGGTGAAACAACAAAACCACTATTAGTATCTACAATGAAAAGATTTTTTACATCTATTTCCTCTTTAGTGAAAGATGTTTTACCTATATAACCCAAATATGTATCTGAAGTAAATGGATAAATTTTTGTACGATATTCTTCATTTACGTAATTGTCTAACTCGGTAGATAGTATTGGGTACTCATCACTTCTTTCGAGTTTAACTATATTTTTGTTGTGTGACTCTAATTTAAATGATGTTGTTCTTAAATCGTTGATGTAGGATGTAGTAGGTAATCTATCTACATAATAAGGGTATCTCTCATAGGGAGAGAAGGACTTCATAAGATCTAAAAGTGTTTCTGTACTAGTCACACTATCCTTCAAAATATCAACAATAAAAAAATCTTCTTTAATAATCTCTTGTAAAGTTTCATATTCTTTTGTGGACAATTCCCTTAATGTTTGTGCACTATACGTATCAAACAAAGTGAAAAATTGTGACCTTTCATAAATTTCATAAAGTACTGACGCTAAATTCTTTTCCGTGTAGGGAATATAACTATACAACGAGTTTGTGGTTGAAATTGGTTTAACCGATTTTTCATCTGCATCGTTAGAATCAAATGAGAATACTGTATCCGTAAACGTCTTTTCTTTATTTACTAATGGGTCCACTTTCAAAGTACTGATTGCAATATAATTTTCTACAAAATCAACCTCAGGCCACATTACTTTATCGTCTGATCCCAATTTGGCAACTAAATCTTTTTCTCCCGGATAAGCAAGTACTTTTGAATTACCCTCACTTACCTTTTTAACTTCGGGCCATGGGTAAATTGCATTTTGTCTTGGAGTTTCATCCTCAAACCCAACCAATAATTTTGCCCTGTCTTGACCTACTCTGTGTGCTTGTAGGTGTGTACTTTTCATTAACCTAATAAACGTATCGGCATTTGCCAAAATAACCCCAAAGACATTTCTTATGGTTGGTTCAAACCCTATACCTTTACTTTTATCGACATAGAATTCGTTCATTTTCTTTTCAACAGCGTTTTGTAACTTTTCCTTCTGTTCTAAGAAAGACTTATTCATGTCTAAAATTTCCGTAAGTAACTTGTTTATCGAAACAACATATTTTGTTTCTTTGATAGTATAGTAATCTTCAATTTTAGTAATAATATTTGTAAGACTTATCCTTAAATCATTTTTTGTCTTTGCGTCTTGATCCGATTTTTTTGCCTTCTCATTTGCAATGGATTGTGCATCTTTAAGTTTTTTTGAATATGTCGCAATTATAGATTTTAACGATGATCCTGTGTCTCCCGCAATTACTTTATTACTATTACTTTCACTACTATCAGTTTTAACTAAATAAAAATATTGTGTATTATTTATGGGGATAGGCTCAGCGGAAAGATATCTCGTTTTCCACGCGTTCACCGCACCTCTGAATTCTGTAAGTGTGTCTTCTATTTTTTTAACTTGCGAGAATACCGACATATCCGCAACCTGATCAAAAATGATTCTTTCTAACTCAACATCAAGTGATTTTGCAATCGTAATTAATTCCCTAAGAGTCGGGTTTACATCTTCAGGTATCGTAACAAGACCCTTTCTTCTGTATTCTTGATAAACGGACTGTAGGGTTTGATAACCTCTAGACGTTTTTGATAAAACAACGTTAACCTGTCCTGTTGATTCATTCACATTTTTTTTGGTTGGTTTCTCAATACCAAACATATAAGGTGCGTTGAGAATTCCCGTTAATGGAATGTGATTTAGATATGCATATGTTGACCCCACGAATTTTGTGGTGATAACAAAGTTACCATTAGTGTCATCATATGATGAATTAAAACTAACGAGGTGTAGTCTGTATCTAACCGCCTTACCATAAAAACCTTTAACTGTTAAATAGAATATCGGCCATGGTTGATGAAAGAACGCCTTGTACGGTGAATCTTTAGGTGACTCAAAAAGAGTTTTGCCTCTAACATCAACAAATGTCATTGTTATTGAGGGGATGAAGTTGGTACCTTTCACATCAATACTAACACTAGTGATACCAAAACCCTGACCACTCGAATCTGCAATAACTGATTTATCGTTTACTGAAGTACCATCTTTAATAGCATCATAGACATAAGTGTCAGTCCATGATGTATCTAAGTAATCGTTGTTCTTATTTTCAAGTAGATTAAGTGTACCTCTTGCAATTGACGTTAGTGTACCCCCACCATCGTTGGCACTATTTAATATTGTTCTCGGTACAAGATCCGCTTCTAAATTTATATAGTAAACGAAATTCTCAGGGTTAGTCCCTCTAGGTTCTACAATACCGTCATTAACAACACTGTTAGGGTCAATATAAATCAAATTATTCTGATCGACCTTAACTAAAATATTTTCGTTTCCGTTTAAATCACTATTCGCCATAATATAAGTTGTACAAGTCTACACCCCTTTTATACGCTTGAAGGGTACTTACCAAAGGGAAGGGTATTCTCAAAGTAAAATTATCAGGAATCTCAAACTCTATACTCCCCGCAGTGGGATTGGCTTGTAGAATCAACCAACCAAAGACAGGTGTATTATAATATTCTTGTGAAATCTTATCTAACCTATCTTTTCCTTTTTTGTATTGTACATACTTATCCGTTGATCTAATCGGTATTTCGATGCCAGGGACTATTTTAAAATCACCATCCTGTTCAAAGAAATCGTATCTATTGAAGTAATCTCTACTCATGGTTTATAAAAATTTAATTTTGTCCCCAATTCAACTTTACTCGAATGGATTTTTGTTAATTTATCCAATTGCGTTTGGTCCGTTATTTCTGCTGTTGAGAGTATGTTGAATTCTAATTTGTCATCATTTTTCCTAACAACATTTTTCGATTTTTTAATTTCTTTACCTTTTGTTTCTTCAAAGAAATCATCGACTTTTTTATCTATTTTAGTCTTAACGTTTGTATTGAACAATACCTTATCTTCTTCATAAATTTCTTTAATCTCTTTTTCCTTTCCATATAATAATACGGATAAAAATAGATTAAGTGTATTGGTGTCAACATTTAGTGAATTAAAATTGATAGTTGAGGATAATTTCTCAACAAACTTATCTGAGTTTTTAGTGAAGTATTTGATACACTCATCATATTCATCATATAAAGTTGCGGATGTGAAACCTTCTAGAGTTGCCTCAGTACCGTTACCATCATTAATTTTACCGTCAGTGAAGTATTCTGTCAAATAATTTAGTTTATCCAAAACAGAGATTACTTTATTTCTTTCTTTAATAATATCATTTAACGCCGAAGATGTTGTTATCGTGTCAAGTTTATCTTCGATTAATTCCTGTAATTTAGGTCTGAGTATTTTGTTAGATCTTTCAATTACTTCAGGTGACATAAATTTATCAAAACGGAAAAGTGTTGAAACATCTTCAGTTAATATCGATGCAACTATTTTTGATTTTAAATCAATTACATACTTATCTAAACTTTTTACTTTATCGAATTCACCAAACATATTGATGGTTGTTGTCGAAGAAGAGGTGTTTACATCATATTCATTTATAGTTCTATAATCAGGAGAGAATATAAGTGAGTGAACTTCAGGACCAAATTCGTTTAAAATCGTTCCATAACCCGATTGTAATTTTTCAAAATAGGTGTTTGTACTTTCAAATACTTCCGTAATAAGTGAATCATAATTAATTGTACCTCCCGTGGCACCTTGTTCGATATTAGAGGAACCAATGTATTTCCCCTGTGCAATTTCATTTTCAGCACCAATATCTTCTGGTTCGGGATTAGTCGGACTATTTGATTGTAGACTTTCTAAGAATTCTTTTGTGAACTCTTCTGAAGTTTTACCGTCAATGGTAGATGTAGATATTGATCTTGGATCGTACATTTCAGTGTTGGCAAAGAAATTAGATGAAAGTGCGTTTTGTAATCTTTCAACAGGTCTTTCTAATCCTTGTCCACCTATAAAATTAACTTGTAATGTCACATTCGCAATCATAGGTTGTACCCCAATACCTTCAGGGTTTAAATCCCAAACACCCTCATCATATGTTATATTAACATCTCTAATCACAATTTTTGAGTGATAGAAATCTCCGATTCTAATTACACACACTGGTGGTGGACCAAAACTAGTGTTTCTTGCTCTTAAATCGATATCACTATTCAAACCTTTAATAGGTATCGTGTCACCCGGTCTAACACACTGTAATAAAAATGTCAAACGAGCATTAAGTCCCTCAGGTGTCATAGAGTGGAATGCGGGGTGGAAATATCTAAGTTTCTCTTTTAAACTATTGAATTGAACAGGGGATTCTTCCTCTAATATTTTGAAATAATTACATTCAGACAATGTCTTCATTATAATACGTTTCATTTCATTAATAGGTGGTTTCTTAACCTGTGGTGGTTCGTAAGTTCCATCAGGTGTAAGTTTATATGAAATTTTCTTTTCGGGATCGGGTTTTTTGGTTTCGGGTTGTTTATCGACCGCTATTTTAGTAAACCTAACAGTACTTTGTCTACAGTAGAATGTACCGGGTATAGTTCTTTTTAATGCGGGACTTGACATTACTTCATCACCGTGACAGTCAATGTTTAATTCACCACCACCTAAAGTATTTCCGTCAATTTTTTTGTTTTCTCCAAGACTATCGGTTTTTATGATTAACTCACCTAACGAATCTTCGTAACCTAATTCCTTAAAAGATAATTTTACATCACGCTTGACAGTCGAGGTTCCGTCCGCAGGTATAACAGTAGACCATTTAATATTATCCTTTCCGTCTTTCGATAATTGAGTCGCAATATCTTTTAATATACTATGTGTTCTTCTGAGTGATAGTTTTACGTTATAGTCGTCATCAGCAACTGATGACGTACTTGAAACCACCACCAATTCTAAAGATTTTACTTTTCCTTCCGAAATTTCTGTTTTTAATTTTTCAATGTGAGCAACGTAACCGTCGTAATTTGTTTTTAGTGTCTCAAAACCCTTTTTCGCTTTATTTAAAATTAAATCTTTATCCGCTTGAGTACCTGCAACATCTGTTCTACCATATATGACTTTTTTATCATTTCGTTTGGCGGCAGTTTCATTGCCCGAAAATAAACCATCAAGTCCATTACTTAAATCTTTCATGTAAGTATAGGTATTTGGATGGGGACCAGTTGTACTTCCTGAGATACTTATGTAATCATCATATAGTGAACTATACGTTTGGGTAGATATGACCTCAGGATTTCCTTTTGGGTAGTCATTTCTAAAATACAGTGTTACGGTTTCAGTTTCGGGTTGTTGTGGTTCGGGCGAGTCGTCAGCATTAACGTCCGCATTCCCACCATCGGTTACTTCAGTTACGTCGGTGTCAACTTTATATTTTTTTATAACTTCAGGGTCTGTACCTGCCTCAAGATATGTTTTAATTTTATCAATATCTTCAGAAGTTAATGTGGTATATGTTCTAATTAGACTGTAAAAATCTATTTCTTCACAACCCGCAAAAAACGCGTTTATATAGTTATCCGCTTCTTCATCAGACATTCCTTTAAACATCTTTTGAACCATTAGATTTAAAACACTAGGGTGATCAACAATAACTTTAAATGAAACTTGACCCGATCTTGATGTGTTTTGATATGTGTATATTGGTTCAGGACGACCTAAGAAATTATTCTCATCCCATCTTGCATTGTTTTGTTCGGAAACTTTTAAATCGTATGGTGGAAACCACATAACTCTACCACCATTATTACCTCTTTCACAATAAGGTAAATCACTATATGTGAAGCCAGGCGTATTAGATGTCTTCCACGCTAAGTTCTCAATCGAGAACATATATTTTTTTGCGTAGTAACCATCACCACCTTTGACTATGTTTGTTGATCCTTCAAAAGAACCATTACCATTAGACATGGGGGCAATGTTTAAATTCCATGGAGTACTCATCACACTATCATCGAATTTTCTAATGTTACCTGTTCTCTTCATTGTATCGGACATATTCATGTATCCCCTATCCTTTGTCCAAACACGACAATATTCAACACCCGTTTCCCCTCCGTATTGGTCAACATATTGAATTGCAGATCCTCGAGATAATAAAACATCTCCCTCTCTAAAAATTCTACTAGTTTGATCGATTGCATTTGCAACGTGTGAACGAGACGCTCCACCATCAGATGGCATACTTTCGAGTAATTCTTGGGTTTTACCCATTATCGAATCACTTCTAAATCCGTACTTGTTAGATAAACTTTCTTCTAATAAAGACCTTTCAGAATTGTACTCTTGATTATTCGCACCTAATTTATTTTTAGATTTAGAACTGTACCATGTGAGTTTACCCCCTATTTGACCTCCTTCACTTATATTTCTTTTTCTTTGAAACAGTTCTGTTTGAACAGGGTCAAACATTAATGACAAATAGTAACTACTTCTTACGGGATTGTCATTAAAATCATTCATAGAGTACATAACGTCCTCACCTCTATCATCACCAATATATGCAACCCCCGCAGGTGCTTCTGTCCCAAGTAAATTTTTTATTCCCTGACTAACATTGTCAATGAAATTAAATAATTTAGAACTGTTTTGAGACCTCGCGGTTGTAGTGTAGTTAGGTGCGTATGTGGAATAACTTAAATTGTCAAATAAAACTGCCTTCTGACCCCCACCCATATATTCGATCATAAGATCTGAAGGTTTTCTTGAAGCCTTCGGTCTTCTTTGTATTCCTAAAAGAGAACCAAGTGCACCTGTAACATCTTGGAATATAGAACCAAGTTCAGTTTTTGCGGTAGGTCTGTTTATAACAGGATTTTTAGGATCAGTTAGATAGTCACCCGGTATTTCACTCCATGGGAACTCTACACCTGCAATTGTTTGTAAAAAATCAATTGCTTTACCCGGTAATGTTTTCGCGACGGTAATCTTATAATTTTTTTCAACTAAAGGTTCCTTACCCGTCAATATATTAATTGCGGTAGCGGTGTTACCCTCTAAAGCATCAATTAATCTAACTCGACCATATGTTGCTGCAACTAAATTTTGAGTTACTCTCGCCAATACAGGTCCCTGAGGATTTTCTCTTATGTTGAATGCAGCAAACTTCATGAGTTGAGACTCGGTATCATACTGATCCGTAGTCATAATACTCACCAAATTATTGTAAGAACCTTGTGTAAAATAAGGGTATAAACCTAAATCCTCTAAACGAGTTAAATTTCTTAAACTCTCTACAGTTTCAAAAGTATCCGCTGTGAATGTGTTTAAATTATCGGGGATTGCCAAATATGTTGGGAGGTTTGTTTGTACATCTCCAGGGTCAACATTAGATTGATTATTTAGATTTTGTACCGAATACGATGCATCAGTAAAGGTCTGAGGTCCATTTGGTTGTTGTAGAGTCCTCGCAATCAATGAATCCCTGAACTGTTTTGTACTATTAAAATCTAAATAACTCGGCATATCTTATTTTATTAAATAAATAGATTTAAACTTATTTCCTTACTGAATTTTTATGGTTGTCGATAATAAATTTCGATCCCCTAAAGAAAGACCCTCATTCCACTTTTGTGGATTTTGGAACATCTCCCTTTCTACCGCGCCCATAGCGGATGTTGTGTTGTGAGTTACGGTTACATTACCACTTACAGTACTATTATTCGATGTCTTTGTTTCTTTATCACCAAGACCTAAGTTTTTAAACGCCGCACTCAATTCTTTTTGTATTTCTTTTGAGTATCCCTTCATCGCATCTCCGAGTTCGGTAGAAACATCTTTAGAAGAAATACTTAAACTTTGTCCTATAGATTTAAAGTCTTCACCCACAAACGCTTGAAGGGCCTTATCTGACACATTTGCGGCTTCTAATCTTGCCAATGTGACTAAATAAGATAAATCTCTTTCAATATTTTCTGTTAGAGTTACTTGTTTTCTAACTAAATCACTTTCAGTTAATTCTTTAAAGTCATCTTGGTACTCTAAAAGTGTTTTTGCGGTTTCTGCATTTATATCTTCAAGTGCAATTGCCGCAGCACCAAATTTTTCCTGTAATTTAGGTGTCATTAACTCAATAGACATTTTACCGTCTTTCATTCTTGCAATGTTGGTTAAAAACTCAACTTGTTTTTCATCGATATCTAACCCCGCTAAAGAAGTTGCGGCCGCCATTCTTTCCTGAGTGGCAACGGCAATTCTATTAACCTCACCGACCTCAATACCAAATTGTTTAGCAATGTCTCTCGCCATTCTTAGATTCGCACCTGTAACTTCAAAACCTCCTGTTTCAACATTGTAGGTTGCCAAATTTTGTGCGACCCCTTCGATTGCACCTTGTAATCCTTCAACTTCATTGGTTGCCATGTACATTAATCTAAGTGGATCATTAAATTCACCAAATGCACCGCCCAACACTTGTAGGTTAGCCGCCAAGTCTAATGCTCCCTCAGGATCAAAAACTTTATCTGCAACATTAAAAACAGTTTGTAGACTCATCCTTACTTCCGACGCTCTACGAACCATTTTCTCTAACCCCTCAACTCCGTTTTGGAATCCGTATTCATTTAATTTACCAATATTCTCGGTAATTCCTTTAATAGTATTTCTTGATTGAATTCCGACTTCTAAAGATCTTTTACCCGCATCCGCGATCGCTTCTTGAGCATCCGCCGCACCGATCCCTACTTTTTCAAAATCCGCATACGCACCAATAATGTCGGACATATTCATACCATAAGCCTGTGAAATCTCACCTGCCCTGACCAACATATCCGTCCCAACTAATGCAAATCTTCCTGTGTCATCAACCAATCTTTTCGAAGATTCTGTTAAATCTTTGAATGAAACTCCCATTTGAAGTAGTGCCGGTTGTGCCGCACTTACTTGTTCTCTGAAATCTTCGGAGAGTTCACCCGAAATCCCCATTTCTTCGTTTACTACCGATAACAAATACGATTGTTCTTTGTAGTAATCCTCCATTGAATTCTTAGCTAATTCAAATCCCGTATTAACAAGATTGGTTAAGGGAGATGTGTCGGGTTTAGCACTTTGTTTTACTTTGTTATATGTCTCTAACATATTAAGTAACCCATAATCTGCGTCAGGAGCATAGTCCTGTTTGGCACTGGCTTCAACCAATGATCGTAATGAAGATGTGTAATCAGTTGTTTTAGGAGTATTGACCTTTTTAGACTCTGAACTTGATTTTTTCAGTGCCTCTTCGGCTCTACGTTTATACTCGTCATTATTTGATTCCGCAGCTAGTTCCCGTAATATTCTTTTTTCTTCTTCATTCATACTATATAAATATTAATTCGAGGGTTTTTCTAACTCAATAATTTTCTCGATATAATATCTTCTTAAGTATGTCGGCATTTCAAGTATTTCCTTATGAGAGAAACCTTTCCTAACCAAAAAAAGAATTTCAGTTAATTGCAGGCCCTTATATTCCGTAGAAAGGCCGAAAAAACTCCACCCCGAAGTCAATATTGAATGTGACTTTTTCTCCTGACGGGGCGATTACGTGTTGTGTCAAATCGACACCGGGTTTTACTTTATTGATATATTTTCTGAATTCTTGTGAGTCTACAATAGGTAGTGTTTCAATAAAATTTCTAATATTCATCGGATCAGGATTCCCTTCAACCGTTTTAATTAACTTTTCCAATCTTTTAGTTATGATTGGGGGACTACCAACACCATTCCAATTTTTAGAAATTAAATCAAGTTCTTCCTCATCTTTTTGTGTTAAAAACTTAAAAGTTATGTGTTTTTTTGATTTCTCCATAAAATATGGATAATGTCCGTTTGAGTCTTCTTCTAAAGTAAAATCTTTGTATGTTAATTCTGATAAGTCAACCACATGTTCAAAACGCTCGTCTGTTTTTGGATCTCTAATTGACATTTTCAATTCAGATCCGAATGCCGTATTTCTTAGGAAAATTAAAATTGCCTGTCGATCTTCGGTAGTGAGATCTGAAACCGCAATTTCTCTTGTTAAAATTTTTCTTTTTAATAGTTCGTCTATTACCGTACCACTCGCGACTAAGTTTGGGGATGTTAAAATATTTTCATCCGAGGCAGTTAAATACGCAACTTTAACCGCTGTGACTTTTGGAGTATAAAGTATTCCTCTACTCGGCAACTCAACAACATCATATGAAATTGTTGGCTCTATTGTGTAATTATTTTCCATATTCATTAATTTATCCTATTTTTTTTAAAAAGTAAAGTAATTTAAATAAAAAAAGGGACCCAAAGGTCCCTTATAAATACTTGACAGATTTTTTTATTAGTATACTTGAATACATCTGTCCATTCTCAATGAACAGTCGATTGTTGCAATCGCATCATTACTGTAATCCAACTCATTAAAGTTCAAATCAGTAATAAATGTACCTTGAAGAATCCATTTTTCAACCACAACACCGGTTGGGTCTAACATTTCTAACTCAATATCTTTTTTATAACCCGCAGCGTATCCCATTCTACCTGTAACGGATTCTGCGTGTAATCTAAACCATTCCATTAACGCTTGTGACGCTGAAGGTCCAATTGGGTCTTTGAATTTTACTCTCAATTCATTCCACGTGAATCTACCCGCAACATACGTTGAAGTATTTAGGAACGGAATTTCTACCGAATTAATTTTAGCACTCGGTCTAGCTGCTGAAGTAACATACCATTCGTTGATACCCAATGATGAAGGGAATCTAACAATGAATCGGTTTACTCTTTTCGGTTCGTAAGGAACCGGCATTTTCATTAATAAATCTGCCATGTCTATATTTTTGTTAACTTTGTTATTCTTTATTATAAATATCTCTTTTCTCGAAATATTTTTTTGTTTTGTTATTTGGATGACTTGACTTTGTCATTTTTTTTCCGTAAATTTTATTTACCCAGTAAATACTAGTAATAAATAATATATGAAATTAATAATAATTAAATATTCTAGTATAAAATAACCAGTATTATACTGGGGGTCATCTCAATTTTTACTTTGGAAAGTGGGGGGTCGAAACCGACCCCCTTTTCCTTTTTATTTCATTTTTAGATATTCTCAAATGATGCTCCTGTTGGAGTTATTAAGAATTCAACATCAATGAATTCAAGTGCTCTAGTTGGTTTGATGTAAATTTT